AAAAAGATCCTACAAGATCCCACAACAAATCCACAAATGCGTCGTCACATTGAGGGCGAACTGCATGAATTAGAAGAATATGTAGAGCATCATAAGAAAGAAATTGAAGCTGGAGATCATCATGATCCCAGTTACTTAGAACTTTTCTGCGATCAGAATCCATCTGAACCAGAATGTTTAATTTATGATGATTGATGGAGTCAAATTCTCTATTTAATCCTGGGTTTCTAGGGTCTAATTTCCAGTGGTGGATTGGACAGGTCGTCAATGATAAAACTTGGAAAGATAATCAACTTCCTTCTAAGCACCAAGACCCATCAGAAAATCCGGGATGGGGTTACAGATATAAGGTAAGAATTATTGGTCTGCATGACCGTGATGAGGAGAGTATTCCCTCTGATCAATTGCCATGGGCTCAGGTCATGTATCCCATCACTGCTGGTGGTGGACAGGCAGGATCATTTCAGACACCTAACATTAGGGCTGGTAACTTTGTATTCGGATTCTTCCTGGATGGATCTGACATGCAGGTCCCTGTTATTATGGGTGTGCTTGGTAATAATGCCAAGACAAAATTATCCAGGGGATCATTTAAGTTTACACCCACGAGTGGTTACTTAAATATTGATCCAAGAGAAATTGATGCTGATACTGCAAATAATAGAAGTAATAATGCAGATCGCTCACTGGAAGCCACCCTAGAGAGAGAAGACACATTACTTCAAAAGGCACTAGAAGCTGAAAAGGCATCTCAAAATGATCAGGTCAAAGCAAAAGATAGTGATTTATATTCTAAAAAACCTGCGACAGATAATGTTGCAAAAGAATCTTCCGATAGTGTACAATTAACGGTTGCCTCTGACATTATCAGGCAAGAAAAAGCATGTGAGAAAGTTCCTCTCAGAACAACTGAGAATCAGTTTCAGTCATCCATCAAAAATATACAAACTGATATTGAGAAGGCAACTTCTAAAATCAACAAGTATATGAATGCGATCACAAGTTATACTGATGCTATAACTTATCGCTCACAAAACCCAAGATTGATTATTAGGGATGCATCAAAGGTCATCGCCAGACATATGAAACCCATTCTCAACTCTATTCAGTTGGAGGCACAGAAGACACTGAATAAGGAGATGAGAAAAGCAGTTTCTGCACTTCCTTCCTCTGAGAGATATTTGATGTCAGAAATCAAGGAGGAGATGCATGAGTTGACTAATTGTTTGTTTGGTCAACTGTCTACCAATCTTTCGAGTTTGATTGAGGGTCTATTGACTGATGCAATCAAACCTGATGACCTTGAGAAAAGAGCAAGAGACGCTGCAGATAATCAACAAAAAGATCCGTTTGGTCAACCTAAAGTGCCAGAGGTTCCCATCTGTTCTGCAGAGGTTTTGATTGGTGATGTCATTTCATATAATTATGATAAGATAGATGACCATAATAATAACCTGCTTGCTGGTGCAAATGAATTTTTGAAAGATATGAACGAGAAGGTTTCATCTGTTCTTGGCGTTGTTGACAAGGTGAATCAGGGACTTGGACTCCTTGGCGCTCTGTCAAATATTCCTAACATCAAAACAAATATGGCAGCTGCAATGTTGTTTAATGCTGTCAAACCTGAAATTTTTGGATGTGATTTCCAACCAGATTTCTCAGTGAATGATGAAATGAGTATGTGTGCTGGTGGAAATAGTGGTAAGGCAGAGAATGTCTCTACCCCAGGTGACCTTGCAAATAGAGTTAATAAACAGATCGCAAATGCACCAAATGTTAATGTTCCAAAAGAAGAACAATTTAACATACCAGTCGAATCTAAAGATGTTCCTGTCCTTGATGACATTGATGCTGAACTTGAAAGAGCAAAAGCGGGTGATCGATCAGGTCTTGATGATGCTCTGGACTTCTAATAAATACCTTATATTAAGTAGATAATATGTCTGAGGCTGCAGATAGATTAAACATATCTCTATCAGAACAAGCCACTTTTAATATTTTTTCACCCGCCGACGAGGATCAAATCCGTGTGGGTTATATTTCTACGGAGAGAGGATATATCCAAGGCGTCACTAGATGTGAGGCAAATGATTACGCAAAGTTAAATCCTGGAACCCGATTTATTATTGAGACCAGAGATGTAGTCAGATATCTGAACATCAACGAGGTAAATAGACTTTCATTTAAAGACACCACAGCGGAATCGGGTGTTGAGTGTGGTGGTATTGATTTTGATGCAACTTGTAAACCTGCTCGACTCAACTTTACTGGTGGTGGAGGGGTAGGTGCCAAAGGAACTCCTGTGATCGGAAATGATGGTTCTCTAATGACCGTCATTTTACAAGAAGGTGGGTATGGATATCAGTATCCACCTCAAGCAAAAGTAAGTGATAGTTGCGGTAAAGGTGCAGGTGCTGTTGTTAGAGCATTTACTGACACTATAGTTGAGACCACTGTCATCTTTGATCAACCGGAAGATTTTGAGGAGTATGATATCTGTTTACCTGGCGAGGATGATAGACCCGATGAGTTTGGAAGAGGTGGCAAATTCATAGGAAAATTCGATGCCCCATCTTATTTTAGTAGAGATAAGGGTAATTACAATGAAGTTATCCTTGAGTATCAGAGAAAATTAAGAGCTGCTAATCGTAAACCTTTTTGGAGCACGAGAAAGAATCCACCGATCAAAGTAGTAGGTGGTGGAAGAGAAGACAGAACCAAATATAATGTTCAACACTTTGCATGGGGTGGCAGTGAGGTAAAACAAAATACTCCGCCAAGTCCTCCTGTAAAGCAAGTTACATTTAAGGTGTTCACTTCAGGTGGGCATGGTAGGGGAATGCTGTTTAACTTCGCAGCAGTCGATGGCAGTGATAAGTTTACTATTAAGGCAGATAATTTTCCTGCAAATAGCACTCAGACAATCACTAAACAAATTAAAACAAACGTCAAGTATAAAGTCACATCAGAAGGTTCATATAGAGGGCAAGGTGTTGAGCAAGGACTTGCCAGTAAACTTGGTAAGAAACCAAAGGAAATTAAGGCAAAGGGTGAGGGTAAAGATTCTATTGCTACTGGTAATACTATCTTTGTAGACTTTCTTAAGTCTGCTAATGATAATGATGACCTGATGGTAGAGTGTAAAGAGGGTAAATTTACAGCGTCAAATAGACGTAAACTTCCAGGACATGACTCATATGACCTTGAGTATGAACTGAAGGATAGTTCTGCATATGATGGTGACAGGACTGTAAGAGTCATTGATGATAGTTTTATGAATCGCTATGCGATTTCACCTGTTCCTCCATCTAATGTTCCTGGTAGTGATTTTGCAGGTATACAATATACTTTTGAGTTTGAGGATGTCTTCCCCTATGACGGGGAATACACATTCCGAGCACAAGCAGATAACGTCTCGGAGGTTTACCTTGACAATCAACCTGTCCTAACAGCGAATCAATTTAGATCCCATCAAGTTCCTGTTAAGGCTAAAAAGCATGTGGGTCAGGGTATTCATAAGATAAGAGTTGATTTGTTTAATACACCACAAATTATTGAGGAGGTTATAAGGACTCAACCTGCTGCTGATGAATCTACTGATGAACTTCCTATTGCATACAGAGGAATGTCTAAGGGTTCTGGTATCAGAAGAGAATCAGACACTCTTGTAAGAATTGATGATGATATTGACGGAGGGTTTGATGAGAACGCAAGATTTGAGATTTTAAACTCCACGAATAATGCAAGATTCTCAAACGATGGTAAGAAATTGTTGTATGATGGTGGCGGATCAATCACCATTAGAATGAAGGTCCGAGACAAGCAAAATATTTCTGGTCTTGCTATCACTGAAATCGAAGTTGGTGGCACGGTATGGGCAAGAGATTTTACTACTTTTTCTATTGGTAGAGGAGGAAGTGGTGAGAAGAGAAGGCGTTATAAAGAAAGAAGTAGAGTAACAAAGACAATCAACGTAGGTGGCAGACCAAGAAGTGAGAGACGACCTGCAACAAATTCTCCCATCAAAAAGGTGGATGTTTTTGATACATTAACATCAATTGGAAAGGCAGATAGAAAACTTTGGAGAATCAATCCAGAGGCAGGAAAGGATGCTGACTTTGTAAACCGCTATGGTGTGCTGCCTTTTGATATTACATCACCTGGAGCACAGAGTGATGACTTTGCGGGCACACATACCATGAGATGGTATGACTTAGATTTCCCCGTAGATGGAAACTACGATGTTGAGGTCGCTGTTGATGATAATGTAACTCTGAGATTTATTGATAGGGACGGCGCAGAAACTAGAATTGATAAGAGAGGATTTACTGCTCCAGTAGAGGATGGTGGTGTGTCAACCGGAAAATCAGTTGATGTCAAATTCTTTAAGGCAGGTAAGTATCAACTATTTGCAGATCTATTCCAAAGAAGTGGGAAGAGATTAGCAAAAGGAAATCCGATGGTTCTTGCTGTAAGAGTAAGTGCATCATTTATTGAGAGAACAAGGGTCGTCAAGCAATCTTGGAATGAAAATCCAATGGGTGCAGCTGTTACGATTGACGCACCACCTGTTCCCAGGTTAGAACTCCCAGTGCCTAAGGCACCAGGTCGCTGTCCTAACAATCCATTCTGGACCACTCGTTTCCCTGCAAGTGAGTATTGGTATCCAGTGGTAGTGCCCGGAAGATGGGGCAAGTTCCAAAACAAACATGCTATCTCTCCTCTGCCACCACTTGCTGCTCAGAGCACTGATGGAGGTGGAATTGTTTATACCAATAATTGGGACATCGATGTTCCATATCCCGGATTCTTTGGATTAAGAGCAACTGCAGATAATGGTGGAAGAATTCTTATTGATGGAGTCGAAGTTCTCAAGGGTGGATATGGTTATGGTGGAAGAAGTGGAGAATCTGTCGAGCATTTCAGAAACGCACCGAAGACAAAGAATGTCTTTATTGATCAAGGCAAGCATGTCATTACAGTAGAACTTAAAAATGAAGACACTGAAGAAAGACAGGCTTTCAGACAAAATATTTTTAATACTGCAGATTGGGTCGTCGCTCAACCACCACCATCAGAAGGTCAAAATGATATCATTTATGTAGATTTAAACAAAAGCAATAAAAAAATTGACGTATCAACTGACGGAAGAGAAATAAGACTTAAAGATGGTGGTGGTAGTGACATCAATGCCCGCTTCTTCATAGTAAGTGGCAATGCCAGATTCTCACCTGATGGTAAAAAAGTTATTGGCAGTGGTAAAAGTACAATGAGATTGACATATAAAGACAAAGTTAATGTTGACGGAGAATCTGTCCGTCAGATCATTATTAATGGTGTTGAATGGAATAAAGAGAAAAAGACAAGAGGAAGAGATGAAAAGACTGTTGAGTTGACCTCTGAAATTGGAAGTCAAGATACACAAGTTACATTATCCGGTGTTAAAAAAGCAGGTGTAACATATAGTGGACCAAAACTTGCATCATATCGAGGAGGAAGACTTGGACCCTTCATTACTCCGGCATATACTGACAATGCAGATTATCTTGCTAACTTCCAGGGCACTACATGGAACATGGTCTGGAATGGAGTTAACTTCCCGCAAAAAGGTCAATATCTTGTTGAAATAGAAGCGGATGATAATGCTATTTTAAGAGTTGACGGTAACGAGGTTGGTAGGGGAGTCGTCTTCCAAGGTGTATTGACATTTAAGTTTGAGACAACTCCTGGCAAGAAAACTGTTGAAATCGAATTGTTTAATCAGGGTGAGCGCCCAGGAATTTTTGAGGTCAATCCTGTTGTTGTTGCTGCAAAGATTGACTACAGAGGGGTAAGAAAAACTGGTAAGTCAAAGTCATGGGAAGATAACCCGATGGGTATCTCCGCAGAACTTATTCCACCTCCATGTCCTGTAGAGACAGGTGGTAAAGGAACTGTTACTGATGTTGTTGTGCTTGATCCTGGAAACGGATATCCACAACCACCACCAGGTCCTGCAGATCCCAACACAGGTTCATTCCCAGTCTCATTACAACTTGATTCAGTCACTGTCACAAATTCAGGTATCAATTATAATTGTGGATCTGACATCCTGTTGATCGAGCCTAGTAATGGTGCTGAATTGACATATGAGTGTGATACTTTTGGTAGAATTACTAATGTAAATGTTGCGAATCCTGGATCAAACTTTACCAGCACTCCTACGATTAGAATGGTAGCTGCTCCAGGAACCACTCCAACCGGTGTAAACTTTGAGGCACGTCCTAACTTTAAGGTCGCCATTGACCCAGTTGATGTGCCTGAAGAGGGATTACTTCAGGTCACAAATCTCCCAGGTATTAAGCAGACTGGTTATGTCAACGGTCGTGCATATTATGGTGCAGTCTACATAGAGGGTGGCTTGAAATTTGCTGGATTCTTTGCTACAGTGGGAGAACCTGTACGAGTTTATGATACTCTGCAGGAGAGCATCACTGCTGAAGTCACTACACCTCCATCTGCGATCCTCAGACAGGGTACTGACATTACCGCTAATGAACCCAGACTTGACATACCAGACACCCCAGATCAATTAATCTAATATGGCATTACCAGGTTACGGATCGAGAGATTCTGATACAGCAAAGAAAAATTATGATGCCATTGAGTATGGTAATCGACATGGTGCAATCAGCTTTGGTAAAATCAACCAAAAAGCAAACACCACGAATGCAGTTTTGCTTGAGACACCTGATGCAAAACACTGCATGTATATGATTGAGGATGGTGATGAAAAAGGTAATTCGACGTTTTTAACACCAGCAAAGTTTGGTATTCAGTGTGGTGAATGGCCTGAGATTGATGATAGAGATGAGAAGTCTAAGAAAATTAGTTTTGCTGTCGTAGCAAACAATGGTGATATTGTATTAAAAGCAGAGAACGGCAAGATCATCCTAGACGCTGACAGTATTGAGTTTCATGCTACTGGTGAGGGAGAAACAAAAGGTGACATTGATATCAGAGCATCAAATAATATCAAACTTGAGTCTCCAAACTTGATTTGTGGGCATGGTCATACTAAAATGGTAACAACTGGTAAAATAGAAGTTTGTGCAAACTCCTGTTTAAATATCTACAGTTCCATCATTCGTGGAGTCACTGATGCAGTTGCGGTAAAAGACTCTAAAGTTGGTGGTAAAAACATTTGCAACAAGTTTAGCGAGGACAACGTATGAATTTCGATGATGTTAATATCGGCGGTCAACTTAAGATTGGCACTGGTGTCGTACCTGCAATTAAAGAGGGTGATGAAAGAATCAATGGATCCATGTATGCAGAGGGACCTGTAGTTCTTGGTGGAGAATCTGAGTTTGGGAACCAAGATGCTACATTGATGATCTCTCGCATCGTCAATGATGACAAGGATTGTAAACCGCCAAAAGATGATAAATCACTTTTTATCAAAGGCGATGCCCGCTTTGAGACTGATGGAAAGAATGTTTATGGTGTTCACATCGAGGGCGACACCCGCATCAACACCGATGGACGCACAGACAATGCCCTGTATGTGAGTGGAGGAAAACCAGATGCACTTTATGTTGATGGTGATGTATACGTCACTGGTTCAGTTGATTGTCTATCAAAGGGACGATTAGAAGCCCGACACGTTGTTGCAGACGGCAGACCAAAACCATTCGATATTCCCCACCCATCAAGGGAAAAACATCGTCTTCGCTATGCATGTATTGAGGGACCTGAAGTAGGAGTCTACGTTCGTGGTCGTGTGAAAAATGAAAAAGTAATTATTCTACCTAAGTATTGGAAGAATCTTGTGCATGAGGATAGTATTACTGTTCAGTTGCAACCAATCGGTGCTCACCAAGACATCATTATCAAGCGTTGGGATGATGAGAAGATCTATCTGCAAGCAAGAGGTGGAATGCCCATCAACTGCTTCTATCATGTTTATGCAGAGCGTAAAGACATCAACCCTCTGATTGTTGAGTATGAAGGTGAGGAGTGCTTTGATTACCCCGATCCTAACTACAAACCTGATGCTGAGAATCCAATCTATAATGACCCTCAGTTTGCAGGACCACCTAATACTATCACTAAGTGAAGAATTTAATTTATATTGAAGAAAATTACATCACCCCTGAAGAGTGTGAAGAGTTTATAAAACTATCAAAGGATAACCAAAAACCAATCCCATATGGTGACCCTACACGGGGTGGTGATACCTACTTAACTAATGTTGAGTGGAAAAATCATGGTGCAAGTTATCATGGAGGAGATATTGATGTTGTTGTTCCTTCATTAGAGAACAAGGTTGTCACATCTGTGAATAAACTTTGCGAGTCATTTGACAACGAAATCAACCTTGATTATGTCGGTGTCGTGCGTTGGCCAGTTGGAACCTTTATGAAACCTCATGTGGATGATAATAATGTCCACAACCCTGATGTATTTGCAGCGATGCTTTATCTTAATGAGGGATTTTCTGGTGGTCATACAATCTTTGAGGAGTATGATATCAAACCAAAGACTGGTAAATTAATCGTGTTCTCTAATTCGCAACTCCTCCATTATGTAACTCAAGTAGAGGACAGTGAAAGATTCGTTCTGTCATTTTGGTATAAGAGGTTGACACGACCCACCGAATGACCTATAATATGCAGGTAATCAAACGAACCCCATGCAAGACGAGTTCCTCACACGATGCGTAGTTGACCCTGTTGGTCGCACCTTCCGTCTTATCTCTAGTGAAGGCGATGAGCGTATCGTGGATTGCGAAACCGTGGATCAATTCATGTCAGTCCTTGAGCTGGTGCGTGATACGTGCGATGAAGACGTGGTAGCGTACAAAAATCCTCTCTGAGGGAAAAATGACTTTTAATTCCAAAAAAGGCGGAAAAAAAATCCCGCCAAAAATTTACCCTGTAGGGTTTTACAACGAAATCTTGGAGTGTTACGACTATGAGACCCGAAACCCGACAATCTATGGAAATGTTATTCGCAGCGAAGTGGAATTTACCAAAAGCAGCGAAGAACGCTGGTTTGACTAATAAGGAGATGAAAATTACCTTTAACGAATACTGCACTTTTCACCCTCCCACCTGGAAGGAGTGATTTTTTGGGAGCGTGGCGGAATCGGTAGACGCACCAGACTTAAAATCTGTTAACCTTTTGGTTGTGGGGGTTCAAGTCCCCCCGCTCCTATCCTAAATACAGTGGGGTACGCTATAGACCCATGAAATATCAAATACAGACAAAGTATTGTTGGTACGACAACAAAAAACAAATTGTCTTGATGTATTTGATACAAGGAGTTCCGTTCACTTTTGATGATTTACCAGAATACGCAGCCCACGACCCAGAAATCATTGAGTTAGCAAATAACACAAAGTGTTGGAACGTTGAAGAATTGTATCGAGCATCAATGTATCTAATGGCAGAAGAGTGCCATCCAATGTGTTTTGAGTTAGAATTAGAAAACCCTGAGTTATTACCTGTTGACTAATGATCATCAACCTGTGGTACAATCAAGCGATGAAACAGTGGCGTTGGTCACTTACAGAAACTGGGATTATGACCCAGCATTCAGGTGGTCAAGAAGAACTGCGTGATGCTATGAATGACGTTGCAAATACAGTGGAATATATACTTGACAATGAACTAAAAGACGGGTAATATATAAAGGTGTGAAGGAAGTGCTTAAAGGGTAACCGCTCATGTGGTTGCCCTTTTTTCTTATGATAAATAATCTGTAACGGACTATAAGACAAATAAGATGGGTCTCTCCAGATTAGATAATTTTCTGAAATCGTCGCGTGGTACTATCCTTTATGTCAACCCAAATGACCTGGATGCTACCGATAGTATTGAAAACCAGGGTAATTCTCTGACTCGTCCCTTTAAGACGATTCAGCGAGCATTGCTGGAGGCGGCAAGATTTTCATATCAGAGAGGTCTGAATAACGATAGATTCGCTAAGACCACTATTCAGGTTTATCCTGGTGAGCATGTCATCGATAACCGCCCAGGTTTCATACCAGATGGGACAAATAATTATAGGTTACGAAACGGAACAACATCCGATAACCTACCAGCATTTGACCTGAGTACAAACCTTGATCTTGCATCTGCAGATAATAATCTCTTTAAGCTTAATAGTATTCATGGTGGTGTAATTATTCCTAGAGGCACCTCACTGGTTGGTGTTGATGTCCGTAAGACCAAGATTCGTCCAAAATATATTCCAAGTCCCACTAATAGTAATATTGAGAGATCTGCAATCTTCCGTGTCACTGGAGGTTGCTACTTTGGTCAGTTTAGTATCTTCGATGCTGATCCAAATGGTGTCTGCTTTACTGACTATACCTCAAACACCTCAGTTCCAAACTTCTCTCACCACAAACTAACGGTCTTTGAGTATGCTGACGGCACAAATAATGTCAATATTAATGATGCATTCTTGACCTTTACCGCTGATCGCACTGATCTGCAAATGTATTATGAAAAGGTCAGTCTTGTTTATGGTCAGTCCTCCGGTCGTTCTATCGAACCTGACTATCCATCCAGCGGATTGGATATTGAACCCAAGATTGATGAATTCCGTATTGTTGGTTCTACTGGGGAATCTGTAGGTATTTCCAGTATCAAGGCGGGAGACGGCACTACATCAACCACATCTATCACTGTTACTACTCAATCTGCAGTCCCTGGATTGGATGTTGACACTCCATTCCGTATTTCTGGCATTACTGCTGCTGGATATAATGGTCAGCACGTCGTAAATGAAAAGTTAAGCAGCACTCAGATTCTTTATAAGGTGCAAACAGCACCTGATACTGCATTACCATCTGCAACTGGTGCTACCATTGCACTCGTATCTGATACTGTTACATCTGCATCACCATATATCTTTAACTGCTCTCTGCGCTCTGTCTACGGCATGTGCGGTATGCACGCTGATGGATCAAAGGCAGACGGATTTAAGTCTATGGTTGTGGCACAATACACTGGTATTGGTCTGCAAAAAGATGACAATGCATTCCTTAAGTACAACACAACCACTGGTGTATGGGATGACAACACCGTTGCTGGTAATGAAGCAATTAGCACTGACTCAAGAGCAGTCTACAAACCAGACTATGAAAACTTCCATATTAAGGTAAGTAATAAAGCTGTCATCCAGGCAGTTTCCATCTTTGCTATTGGATATGCTGAGCAATTCCTTGCTGAAAGTGGTGCTGATATTGCCATCACCAACTCCAACTCCAACTTCGGTGCAAGAGCACTGGTTGCGAAGGGATTTAGAAGTGATGCTTTTGCCCAAGATGATGTAGGATACATCACACATATCATTCCTCCTAAGGAAGTCCCACTGACTGAGACTGCGATTGAGTTCCAGTCAATTGATGTCAACAAAACTCAAGCACTGACTGGTGTTGGATCTACAGGTCATCTGTATCTGTTTAACCAAACCAATGCCGATGTCAAACCTGAAACAGTCATTCAGGGATATCGTATTGGTGCTAGAACCAATGATACTCTGAGAGTTCTTGTATCGTATTCATCGAGCACCACTGAATATACTGCTCGTATTACGATGCCTGACTCAGATTTGAGTGGGGAGAAAGTATCTACAGTCAATCGAAGTGTTGCTGGTATTAATAGCATCGGTTCTTATAGTGCTGGTGGAACCTCAAACGTCCTTACATTTAAGAGTGCTCATAATTTCCTTAATGGTGAGTCAATTCGTATTCTCAGTGATGATGGACACCTGCCAGATGGTCTGACTCCAAACACACTTTACTTTGCAATCACTGAAGGCACAGGTATTACGACTAATACCAACATCAAAGTTGCAAAGACTCTTACTGATGCACAAAACAACAACCCAGTCACTATTAACGAGAAGGGTGGTGTACTGAAGATTTCCTCCAGGGTATCTGATAAGGTTGCTGGTGATCTGGGTCACCCTGTTCAGTATGACAGCACTAATAGTCAGTGGTATATTAACGTATCCAGTGCCTCTACAGAGAACAATATTTACTCTACTATCGTTGGTCTTGGTTCAACCGGACTTGGTGCAGCCACTCCAAGAACATTCGTCAACAGAAAGTCTGACAGAAGAAACGCAAACGATACCCTGTATCGTGCAAGATACGTCATTCCATCATCCGCTGGTGGTGCAGTAGCAAGACCACCTACTGATGGTTTCATTCTCCAGGAATCAAACACTGGTATTGGTGCAACTGATGCAGAGGTTCAGACTTACTTCGGCAGTGGATCAATTACTAACGTCAATCAGCAGAGAAACTTCAGATTTATTGCTGATGCAACTTGGGATGGCACAAATGCTCTGATTACAACTGAACTGCCACATAATTTGACTGATGGAGCATCTGTCGAACTTGTCAATATTAAGAGTGGTAATAACACCACTGGTACTGCTAATACTGGATTTAACAGAACTTTTGATGTCATCGGCATCAGCAGTGCAAAGCAGTTTATCGTTGGTCTGGCAACAGATCCTGGCACTTTCTCAAGTGATACATCCTCCAGGAACACCTCCCTTCCATATTATAAGAAGAAGAGATACAACAATACATTCTATGTTTACAACCACTCTGAGGTTGTTCCTTACATCTCAGGTGAGCAAGATGGTATTTACTATGTCACGCTACTAAACTCCAGCAACTCACCAACCATCACACCATTCACTGATGAGAAGTTCTCTCAACCTGTTAAGGAACTCTTCCCACAGACAAACAGAGATAATCCTGTTGGTGACCCAGAAGCAGCTAAGTGCTTCGCTTCTCCTTCATTGATCGGTGATGTTGTTGTCAATGATGTAAGAGATAGTATCACCAAAGAAACAGTTGATAAGTATTTCCGTGATAGTGATGTTGGTGTGGGTATCACCAATATTGCATCCACTGGAACTGCACATACCATCACCTCCGTAATTGACCACGGACTTAATCGTGTAACCTCAGTTTCCATCGTTTCTGGTGGTGCTGGTTATGGTTCTGGTTCTGCTGGTGACCTCTACAATGCAAGACTGGTATCAATCGGTTCATCCACTACAGGTAAGCACGCAACCGCTAAGATTACTTTTGACTCTGGTGGAACAATCACCGAAGTCAAAATCATGGATGGTGGTTCTGCATATGGCATTGGTAACACATTGGCAGTTGTTGGTGTCGAAACCACCAGTGGATATTCGCAGGCAGTCGTCCAAGTTTCTAACATCTACAACAACGTAGGTGATTCGATCCGTGTTCTTGGCATTTCTTCTGAGTCACTTCAGAATTATAATGACCTGTATCGCATCACTGGAGTTGAGATTGGTGAACCCACCACCGTTACCGTTGCATCTGCAACCACAATCACTGGAATCTCTACAGCAGGCATTGGTTTCACCGATACTCAGAACGCATACTTCTACCTCACTGGCGAAGCACTGCGTATCTCTGCACTGGATTACACCAGCAGCGGTGGTATTGCAACAGTTACTACCTCAAACCGCCATGGTCTGAAGGTCAACAGTAAAGTTAGACTCACAGGTGCGGACCAAGCACTCTACAATGGTGACTTCATTGTCCAAGAAAACCTGAGTTTGACTTCATTCTCAGTTAATGTTGGGACTGGAACCACAGCACCAACAATGTCTGGCACAATGTTTGGATACCGCGAAGGTTATACATCCACTGATGGTGCATTGACAGTTGATGATGAGAGCCTGAACGGAAGAATGGTTCCTTCCTATGCAGGTATTACTACAACTCTTGCTGCTAACGTTGATAATGCAACAACAGCAAATGTCAGTTTGACTGACTTGTCATCACTTGATGTCAACATTGGTGATTATCTGATGATTGATAATGAACTTGTTCGTGTTAAGACCACAACCACAGGTTCTAACCCAATCTCTGTCTTCCGTGGTGTTCTTGGAACCAAGGCATCTGCACACGATATCAACTCTATTGTTAGAAAGGTAAGAGTTGATCCCGTCGAACTGAGAAGACACTCTATCAACAGAGCATCTGGTCATACGTTTGAGTATGTTGGATTTGGTCCTGGTAACTATTCCACATCTCTGCCACAGAAGCAGAATCGCTCCATCTCTGGTAAGGAGGAGATTCTTTCACAATCCACCAAGCAAGA